ATCGACCCGTCGAACAGTCCGGCGGGGGAAAAAAGCCCCTGCGGGGCTTTTTTAGATGCGCGGCTCGCGTAATCCACCCGCGCCCATAAAAAACCCGTCAGCGTAGAGATACGCTGGCGGGCCTTGGCATGGAGCTGGCGGCGCGGAAAACACTGCAAGCGTTAAATCAGATAACGGTTTCGTTTGAGATCGGGGGTGTCACTGGCCCGCCTGCATGGCGAGCGGTGCACCCCTGATCTTTTTGCCGGAATAAAAAAGAAAAGCACCATACTTCCTACGAAGTACAGTGCTTTTTTGGTGGAGAATAGCGGGATCGAACCGCTGACCTCTTGCATGCCATGCAAGCGCTCTTCCGAACGGTATCGAAACACACCCCCACACGAAAGTGTGGGGACGGGCTTAATATCGCGTTGATACGTTCTATCCGCCAAAAAAGTCCACAGCTGCATCCTACTTCCAGGAATCATGCTCCGCCTACAAGGCAATTTTACCACCCAATTTTTAAGTGTGTCAATGGGTTTTGCTCAGAGAGAAGGTCATTTACGAGAAAAGTTTTTTCTGACAGCTTACTTAGCGCAATTTTGATTTTACACATCAAAGTTGCGCTTTTTATTTTTCCCAAAAGTATTGACAAGGAGGTTTTCTCAACGATGCCGATGTATTTTTGCTGTTTTTTATCCATGAACCAACCGCATGACCCTTGACTACTTCTACGGACAAGCCGGAGAGCTGTTTTCGTTCTACCGCATTCCAAAGGCTCTTTTTCAGGAGCCACGGTTCCAGAGCCTGTCCACGGATGCCAAAACCCTATATGGTATCCTGCTGGATCGCATGAGCCTATCCGTGAAAAACGGCTGGCTGGACAAGCAGAACCGGGTGTTTATCCTCTTCACGATAGAGGATGTCAAGAGGGTATTGTGTTGCGCAGACAACAAAGCGACCAAGTTGCTCCGGGAACTTGAAAAGTTTGGTCTGATTGAACGAAAACGCCGAGGGCAGGGAAAGCCAAGTTTGGTGTATGTGAAAAACTTTTCGGCAGAATCTTCAAAAGAGAGTGTCAAGAATCGTGATAATGACGATTCTTGTGGCTTCAAAATCGCGTGTCAAGACCCTGCAAAATCACGATGTAATAAGACTAAAGAGAATGATACTGAAATGAGTGAGACTGATCTCTTCTATTCCGAAGAATCGGATGGAATGAGCAAACGCACCCAACTGGAGGAATATTTTTCTCAGTCCTTGGAGGTCGAGCTTCTTCTCCGGCTTTGCCCGGATGACGAGGACATCATCTACCAGATCGTTGATTTGCTGGTGGACACCTGCGCGACCAAGCGAAAGATGCTGCGAGTTGCCGGGGATGACCGCCCTGCCGAGGTAGTGCGCAGCCGGTTTATGAAGCTGAACGCCGACCACATCAAATTTGTGTTGAAGTGTCTTGCAGAGAACAGCAGCCCAATCAGGAACATGAAACAATACCTGCTCGCTTCTCTGTACAACGCACCGACCACCATGCAGCTTTACTATCAGAATCAGACCAACCACGATTTTGCGAAACGGGGGTGATAAAAATTTCCAAGAAAGCAACCACGATTGCCATTGTCAACCAGAAAGGTGGTACCGGCAAAACAACAACCTGTGAAAATCTGGGTGTTGGCCTTGCCGCCGAGGGCAAGAAAGTTTTACTGGTGGATGCTGACCCACAGGGTTCGCTCACCATCAGTATGGGCTGGCAACAGCCCGATGAACTGCCCGCCACTCTTTCTACCCTGATGGCAAAAGCCATGAACGACCAGTGCATTCCGCCCGGTGAAGGTGTGCTGCACCATGCAGAGGGTGTAGACCTCATCCCGGCCAACATTGAGCTGGCAGGGCTGGAAGTTGCCCTTGTCAATACCATGAGCCGGGAAAAAATGCTGAAGCAAGTCTTGGACAGTGCAAAGCAGCACTATGACTATATTCTGTTGGACTGCACTCCCTCCCTTGGGATGCTGACCATTAACGCGCTGGCGGCGGCAGACACTGCTCTGATACCCGTACAGGCACAGTACCTTTCCGCGAAAGGTCTGGAACAGCTTTTGCAGACCATCAACAAGGTGCATCGGCAGATCAACCCAAAGCTGAAAATCGAAGGTATCCTGCTGACGATGACAGATAACCGCACCAACTATGGCCGACAAATCGACACGCTGATCCGGCAGGCATACGGAAAGCACATCAAAGTGTTCGGTCAGACGATTCCCCACTCCGTCCGTGCAGCGGAAATCAGCGCGGCGGGTAAGAGCATCTTTGTCCATGACCCGAAAGGCAAAGTGGCAGAAGCCTATAAATCTCTGACGAAGACTAACTATTAAAAGTCAAGCCCTAAAATAAAAAAATCCGCCAACCATCCGCTGCCCATGACAAACATCATTCAAATGCTGGCCTTGGAGTAGCGAGGGTGACGGAGAGAACAGCAAAGCAAGCCCAGCCAACCCTCGCAAAAACAGAATAGCATTTGAATGCTTCGGTTTGTCAAGGGTTCGCTGCGCCAGCTAAGTTGTTCTTAGGTTTAACTCAAGCTCTGGAGAAAATCAAGTGATGGCAAGATATGCTTTACCGGACTTCTGCAAAGCGTAAATAAGTCGTACGAGTTTCTTTGTGGCATGAGATAGGGCAACATTGTAGTGCTTGCCTTCAGCTTGCTTTTTGGTAAGGTATTCAGTAAAAACGGGATTCCAGTAACAGACGTATTTGGTTGCAGTGTAAAGAGCGTATCGAAGATAACGAGAGCCACGCTTTTCCATGTGTGCATAGCAGTTTGTGAGTTTTCCTGACTGGTATGTGGACGGAGAACATCCGGCATAAGCCAAAACTTTATCAGGAGAGTTGAAATTTGAAAAATCCCCCACCTCTGCAAGAATCATCGCAGCAGAATAAAATCCCATTCCGGGAATCGAAAGGATTGGCGGTTTCAATTCATCCATGATTTTCCGAATGGCATCTTCTATTTCGTTGATTTCGGAGGTGAGTTCTTGAATGAGCTTAATGGTGTGCTTTAATTCCAAAGACTTAGCAGGCATAACAGAACCAATGGATGTTCTGGCTGCATCTCGGATATGAGTAGCTCGGTCTTTTCGGTAATGGCCTCTGGATGTTGTCACGAGGATGTTAGCCAATCTGGTCAGATGAGCTTCTGAAATCTGCTTTGCACCGGGATATTCACTGAGAAGAGCATAGATTGAAGTGCCGTGGATAGACGAAACAAGCTGTTCTAATTCTGGAAACAGGATCGTAACCAATCTGGACACCGACTGCTTTAGTTTGGCGCGTTCCTGAACTTTATCAAATCGGTATCTCGTGAGTGACTTTAGTTCTTCGTTGTGATATGCTGTATCTGTGTAGGACTTGAGGTCTACATCGGACAATAGCATAGTTGCAATCGTTTTTGCATCCACACGATCGGTTTTAGTTTTGCGAAGACTGAGGCTCTTTCGATACAGGTTGGTATGCAAGGGATTCATGACATAGACGGGCAGGTCGTTGTCAAGAAGAAACCCAAGGATATTGCAGCTGTAATGTCCGGTAGCCTCAAGCCCTACTTTTATTTTGTCTGATTTTTGAGTACAGTCTTTAATCGTTTGCAGCAGCCTTTTAAACCCATCTAGGTTGTTGGGGATGGTAAAGCAGTCAGCGAGGGTTGTTCCTTCTGAATCAAGGATGCAGCAGTCATGCTTAGGGGTTCAAAATTTGCCCTGACCTGAAAGGGTGCTGACTTATTCCGGGTATTTCATGGCAAGATTGGAGGTATTCCTGTGAACGATATGCTTTGCCAGATTTCTGCAAGGCATAGATTAGCCGCACAAGTTTCTTCGTGGCATGGGATAAGGCAACATTG